CTCACCGCAACACCAGCCCATGCAGCTGTGTCGCCTGAATGTCTCCGCTACGTCAACCTCGCACGACAGGTTGGCTGGCCGAAATCGGAGCGTTACGAGCTGGCCCGGATCATGTGGCGGGAATCAAGGTGCGCTCCGACGGCCCACAACCCGCGTGACCCGTGGGGAGGCTCCTACGGCCTGCTGCAAATCAACGGCAGCAACGTCGGCTGGGCAACCCGCATGGGCTACATACGCGGCCGCATCGATCTGACCGACCCTAAGCGCAACCTGAAGGTCGGTTTAGAGCTTTTCAAGCTTTACGGCTGGCGGCCGTGGGGCACGAAATCATCAGTAACAACCCAATAACGAAAAGAGCCCCAACATGACATTCAACCTTGACGATTACGAGCCAGTAGCCAGCAGACTCGCACGGTGGCGCGAACAAATTGTAAGTGAAGGTTTTGAACCCATAGTCGAAACCGAATTAATCAACAGCGAACCAGGAAAATGGTGTGTGTTCAAAGCCACCTTATTCGCGTCTACACCACGCACATTAGAGCCAGTTCACACAATGAAATTTCTTGTTGCCACTGGCTGGGCCGAAGAACACGTCACCGAACGCGGCGTTAACTCAACAAGCCACGTCGAAAACTGCGAAACCTCAGCTGTCGGCCGCGCACTCGCCAACGCAGGTTTCGCCGGATCCGATCCGACCAGGCGGCCAAGCCGCGAAGAAATGACCAAAGTGCAACGCGCCGGCGGCCAACCAGCGCAGTACGGCAACAAACCAGCCGGCGTGGCCAGCGAAAAACAGCGCCAATTCATTGCCGACCTGCTGGCCAAACGCAAACCGCCGATGGTGGCGCAACTGCCATCCGACCTATCGTTTGCCGACGCATCAAAACTTATCGAGTCACTGAAACGCGGCGAACTACCTGCAATGCTGATCGACGACGAGGAGGCACCGTTTTGACACTACGCACACTGATTGTCCAGGTCGGCCTGGTAGCAACCAGCGCCGTGCTGGCATTGTTCCTGGTCAAAGTGTTTGATGACTGGTACCAGGACGCCGAAGAGCGTCGCGGCCGCCGGCGTAGCCGTGCACAACACCCGTCGAGCTCGGGGCCGCGCCATGAGTGACCTACCCTGGCCATTCCGACCCGACAAAGAGCCCTACCACTTCGTAGAAATCGCACCAAACGAATGGATCCGCGTCGTCCTCGCAGGCGACTACAACCTGCTACTCGAAGAGCACCTGAAACTGCGGGCGGCGGCCCGAGATCAAATCGAGGCGGCCCAAGAAGTCCTAGACGTTTGGAGGCATTATGGGCGACCCGTATCCGATTAGCGAAAAACAGTTCCAAGACCAAGTCATCGCCCTGGCGATCCTGCACGGCTGGAAAGTGCACCACGTCCGCCCAGGCATGTCCTCGACCGGCAGGTGGCTAACCCACGTCCAGGGCCACACAGGCTTCCCCGACCTCGTCATGGCCCACAACACCCACGGACTGCTGTTCGTCGAATGCAAGACGATTAAAGGCCGTCTCAGCGAAGCGCAGGTGGACTGGTGCCGGACCCTTGACGCGGCAGGAGCCGAAACCTATGTGTGGCGGCCTACCGATTTGCATTTCATTCAGCGACGCCTTAAAGGGCTACGCGATGAAAACCAATCAAACTAACACAACAGAAAGCCCCAACACAATGATCGTCAGAACACCACGCATCGAGCGTGATTTCACTGTCCTACCCAACCGAGCGCTCCGCGACCCGTACCTGTCCTACAGGGCCCGAGGCGTCCTCGCCTACGTCCTTTCAATGCCGGACAACTGGCGCACCAGCGCCGAAACACTTGCCCGCCAAGGCGTCGAAGGCCGAGACGCCATCAGAGCCGCCATCAACGAGCTCATCGCCTCAGGCTACGCCAGGCGCGTCAAAGCCCAAGACGACCGCGGCCGCTACACAACAGAGCTGCACTTCTACGACTACCCAAAGCATGTGCACATCCTGGGGAAACTGAGGGGAAAACGAGACCTACCGACGACGGAAAACCAGTCGTCGGAAAACCAGTCGTCTAAAGAAGAACTAATACCAAGAACGTTAAAAGAATCAGAAAGTGTCTTACAGAGTGAACCAAAACTCTGTGGGTACTGTTCAGGACAAGGCGTCATCGCTGAAGGCTTCGGCGGCCTGCCAACCGTATGCCCGGACTGCAAAGGCGACGGCATCACCCGTGGCTAATGATCGACTGTTTCCCGTAGCGCAAGAAAATTACACGTCCGACGATTATTGGACGCCCAAATGGATCTTTGACGCACTAGCAATCACATTTGACATAGACGTCGCCTGCCCCCCCGAAGGCCCGCATAACGTGCCGTGCCGGACATGGTTTACCCAATACGACGACGGCCTACTACAAGAATGGCGCGGTCGCGTTTGGATGAATCCACCATTCAGCAGAGCTGCCCCGTGGGTAAACAAATTTATAAAACATCGCAACGGCGTAGCGTTAACGGTCGTGGGCAAAACCAAATGGTGCGACACGCTATTCGCAACAGCTGACCTAATGCTGCTTTTGCCCCGTTCAATGCAATTTGACCAAGGCTCAATCTTCCTTCCCACAGCCCTGTGGGCATACGGAAAAGACAACGCTGAAGCACTAGCAAACAGCGGGATCGGCCCAACACGATGACAAGCAAAGGGAAACCACGCCGCGACATTGACACACCCGCCTACAAAACACAGCGCCTTGAGTTTCTACAACACAACACCACCTGCCACTGGTGCAAACGCGCAAAGGCAACCACCGTTGACCACCTCATTGAAGTTGACCGCGGCCACGACCCAATGGACATCGAGAACTGGGTACCGGCATGTCACAAATGCAATGCACGACGCGGCGCTGAATACCTTGCACGAAAGCGGGCAATTTCGTCACAAAATCGCAAAAAAATAAAAAATTCTGAAATTTTTTTTGAAAATGAAAAAACGATGCCCCCGACCCCATCCTTCGATGTATCCCCGAAGGGTCAGAAGGCCCCTGATGAGGCTGTGTTTGGGCAAGCTGTGATTGATCCGGCTGTGGCCGCCGTGATCCCGCCCAGGCTCGTATCACTACCTAAGGGTTCAAGCTCTTATGGCATCGAGGTGGCGGCCCTAGCCAAGGACGTGTTGGGGATCGAGTTGATGCCGTGGCAGATCACTGCCTTGCAGGGGCAGCTGGCCCACGATGACGCCGGCGCATTTTGCTACAAGCGCAGTTTGGTGTCGGTCGCCAGGCAGAACGGCAAAACCGTGGCGCTCAAGGCGTTGGCGCTGTGGGTGTTGACCAAGGAGCCGATCCGACGCGGCGAGCCGGTACTGCTGATCTCGACCGCGCACAATCTGGACCTGGCTGTCGAGCTGTTCGAATCGTTGGCCCCGACATTGGAAACCAAGTTCGGCGCAAAGCTCTATTGGTCGTATGGCCGCAACGAAGCCGTCATGCCGGACGGTTCCCGTTGGCTGGTCCAGGCCGCCACGCCCCGAGCGTTTCACGGCTTCTCGCCGGATTTCATCATTGCTGACGAGCTGTGGAACATTTCCGCCGACGTAATCTTTAACGGTGCGATCCCGAGCCAACGTGCCCGGCGGCAATCGTTGTTGTCCTGCTGGAGCACCGCCGGCACCGAGGATTCCCACGCCATGTTAAAACTGCGGGAGGAGGGTCTGCGGGCGATTGACACCAAGGCTGACAGCAAACTGTTTTTCGCAGAATGGTCCATCCCCTCGGGCGTTGATACGACCGACGAGGTTTATTGGCCAATGGCGAACCCCGCCATCGGACACCTGTTGGACCTGGACACCTTGCGGGACGAATCTGACATGGCCGACAAAGCCGCGTTCCACAGGGCCTCGCTCAACCTGTGGATTTCGTCTGCCCAATCGTGGCTGGCCCCTGGCGTGTTTGACAAGCTGATTGTTTCGGCCATCCCCGACGGCGGCGTCCTGGCCGTTGATTCCAGCATTGACGAAAACACTTATACCGGCATACGAGCCAACGTCATGCCCGACGGCCGGATCGGTGTCACCGTCGCGTTCATCGCCGACACCCTGCCTGCACTGTGGGCCGCGATCGACCATGAGGCGGCGGCCGTTGCCAGCATTGCCCTAACACCTAGCCTGGCGTCGATAGCGCCAGCGGCCTACGAACGCAAAAAGGTGATCGTCGGCTACAACGAGCTGCTGACGCACACGGCCACCGTCCGCCAGTTTATTGTCGAGGGCCGCCTAGTGCACACTGGGGAACAAATGCTGTCCGAGCACGTCAACCGCGCTGTCGGGGTGCGCACCGCCGCAGGCTTTGTGTTGTCGTCACAAAAGTCGCCTGGTCTCATTACGTTGGCCCGTTGCATGATTTGGGCCGCCGCCCTGGTCGCTCGACCACAGCAAAAAACCCGCGCCGCCATTGCCTTCGCCAGGTAGGGGATCAGTTTCTATCTTTCTTCGAAACGCTTGCGTTCGCAATTCTTGCGAGTCACAATCCGAACGTGGGTCTTTTCCGCAAAAAGATCGAAGCCCCGGCTTTCGCCTCGTCCCCCGTTGGCGCAGCTGCAGGCGCATCGCAGATAGGGCAGTTTTACAGTTACAGCGTTGGGGCTTCTGAGGAAGCTGCCCTATCTGTCCCCACAATTGCCCGAGCCGTTTCGCTCATCACAACCGTCGTCGGCACCCTTGATCTCAAGTCCTACGTCCTTCAATGGGGCGGCGAAGAGTACGAAAAAATTTGGGTCCAAGGCGAAACATGGATGAGCCGACCCGATCCAAAAGTGACGCGCCAGTTCATCATGGGCAAAACCGCCCGCGATCTCATCATGTACGGCCGCGCACACTGGGCCGTTACGTCCCGCTACTCGACCGGCTTCCCCGCGACGTTCCAATGGCTGCCCGCCAACATGGTCTATTCCACCACCATGCCGGCGTCGCCCGAATGGTTCGGCATGCCCGACGACCTCGAGTTCAACGGCTTGCCGCTTGACGTGTCTAACGTCATCACGTTTTTGTCACCGAACCAAGGCATCGTCTACGCGGGCCGCCGCGCCGTCGGTGTCGCGCTCCGCCTCGATCAGGCGGCCGAACGATTTTCCGCAACCGAAATCGCCGCCGGATACCTCCAGCAAACCAGCAACTCGGAACCAATGTCATCCGAAGAGCTCGGCGAACTCGCCGGAGCCTGGGCAAACGCCCGCCGCGTGTCCGCGATCGGCGCATTGAACAGCGCGGTTGAATGGAAAGAGTTTTCATCCGATCCGAGCAAACTGCAGCTCGTGGAATCACGCAAATACCAGGCGCTTGAGATGGCCCGCCTGCTTGACATTCCCGGTTATTTGCTCGGCATCGATCAATCTGGCATGACCTACCAAAACGCGCAACAGTCACGCCAAGACCTGATTCTCTTCGGAGCTCGGCCTGTGCTGCACTCAATCCAAGAGCGCTTGTCAATGAATGACGTTTTGCCGAACGGCCGCCACGTCCAATTCGACGTCGAAGAATACCTAGAGCAATTCATGATTGAAGAGCCCGAGATTCAGCGCGAAGCGCCCGCGCCTGATCTGCCCGAGGACGAAATGGAGCTTGAATAATGCCTTGGCATATTGAAACAGAAAACCCCGAGTGCTCCGGCTTCGCGGTCGTTAAACACGACGACGGCACCGTCGAAGGCTGCCACCGCGACATTGACGCCGCGCTTGAGCAGCTCGCCGCGCTGTACGTCAGTGAATACTCGGTCGACGCGGCCGCACCCAACCGCACAATCCGTTTCACCGCCGCCGCACAGCTCACAGCGATGAAAGACGACGAAGAAAACTATGCGCCGAAAATCTCTGGCGTTGCTGTACCGTGGAACGTCACCGCGACCGTCGCCGGCGGCCAAAAAGTCCGTTTCTTGCCTGGCGCTTTTGACGTCAACCAAAAGGCCGCCAAACTTGTTGAAAACCACGACCTGACACAGCTTCGCGGCGTCGTCAACAAGTTGACTGACACCGCAGCCGGTCTTGAGTTTGAAGCAACGCTGGCCGACACGCGGGCTAGCCGCGACGCCGTCGCGCTCCTCAAGTCCGGCGCTTACGATTCCGTGTCCGTTGGGGCAAACCCAACGAAGTTCAAGTTCGACAAGCAAGGCGTAATGATTGTTTCCAAAGCGGATCTGATCGAGCTGTCGCTAGTCGCCGTGCCTGCGTTTAGCGACGCAGTCATCACAGAAATCGCCGCCTCGGCCGACCCGGAGGACGACGAAACCAACCCACAAGACACCCCCGAGGAGGAACAAGTGTCAGAAGCAATTCAGGCCGAGGCCGCAGAGGCACCGGCAACCATCCCCGTCAGCCCGATCGTTTACGCGACGGCCCGCAAGGAAGTCCCGCTGCCCACAGCAGTCGAGTACCTTTCGGCGGCCATCGCCGGCGGATCAGCCTGGCAGCAAATGCGCGAAGCCATCAAGGCCGCAGCGCCCGATGTGGTCACCACCGACACGCCTGGCATCCTGCCCACCCCGATCGTCGGACCGGTTTACAACAACTTCGTGGGTCGTCGCCCCGTGGTCGACGCAATCGGCGTCAAGGCCATGCCTGGCGGCGGCAAGGTTTTCATCCGCCCCGAGGTGACCACCCACGTTTCGATTGGCGCAAGCCTCGCCGAAATGGCCAACCAGTCCGGCACGCTCGTTGTGTTCAACAACCAGGTCACCAAGCAGATCTTCGGCGGATACGTCAACGTGTCCGAAGCCGACCTTGACTGGACCGACCCGGCAGTGCTCTCGATCATCCTTGATGACATGGGCCGAATCTACGCCAACGCCACCGACAACTACGCCGCCGACCAGCTCGCCTCTGGCGCATCAACCACTCAGAACTTCGTCGCCGCCAACGTTGACGACGCCTCGTACTGGGCCGAATGGGTCGCCAACGCCGCCGAAACCATCCTTTCGGCATCAAATGGCAACCTGCCGACGCACATTTTCATGAACCCGTCAATGTGGGCAGAACTGCTCAAGCTGTCGGACTCATCGAAGCGCCCGTTGTTCCCGCAGGTCGGCCCAATGAACGCGTTCGGCAACCTGACCCCTGGCCAGCCCAACGGCAACGCTTTCGGCCTCACGGTCGTCGTTGACCGCAACTTCAACGCGGCGACCACAATCATTGGCGACGCCTCGGGCTACGAAATCTTCGAACAGCAGAAGGGCGCAATCAGCCTGGACGTACCGTCGACGCTTTCGCGCACCATTGCGTTCCGTGGCTACTTTGCCAGCCTCATGATTGACTCGTCGAAGTTCGTCAAGGCAACGTTCATCTGATCCACCGCTAGCTGCACCCAGGAGTTCTGCACCATGGCCGTTTTCACCGTCACGTTTCACCAACGTATAGACGACTACGCCGTGGTGCAGACTCTTGAGGCAACCGAAATCGGCATTGGTCAATCAATCACCCTGGCAGGCCTCGGACACGGCCTGAACGGCGCACACACCGTTCTGGCTGTCCCGGTCTA